CAGCAAATCAAGTGATGCTATCAACTCAAGTCAAGATGTTTCAGACACCAACAACAAGAATGCACAAGGACAGTGGCAAGGGGAAGTGCGAAGTGAACAGGAAGTCTCCTACGTTAGCGATGCAAGCTGGTGGGAGTTTGAACCCCAGGTGGGTAGAGTGGCTAATGGGATTCCCGATAGATCACACAGACTTAAATCATTAGGTAATGCTGTAGTGCCACAGTTAATATATCAATTAGGAAAAGCTATAGGAGTTGCGGAAGGGCTTGACAAGAAATAACATTTGTGTTATAGACCTTATATGAACTACCTAGATCAAATAAATATTATAAAAGATTTGTGTGTAGATGAAGGGCATTCCATAAGAATGGATTGCCCTTTTTGTATGCGTAACAATACTTTTTCTATATCCAAAGAGAACTCAAAAGTTTTATGGTATTGTTTCTCTGCGTCTTGTGATGCAAAAGGATCTTACAATACAGAAAAAACTATGCATGATATACAGCAATACTTACATAGACCTGTAGATAATCTAGATATTTCATTTACTGTGCCAAGAAATTTTACATCTCCACATTCAAACGATAGATGTTTAAAGTATTTAAGAGCTAACAATTCTTTTACTGCAATGTATCGTGACATGGTAGATATTATGTACGATCCTGCAAGAGATAGAATTGTATTCATGATAAAAGATGGAGATGGCAAAACAATTGGTGGTGTAGGCAGAGCTTTAAAATCTATAACATTACCTAAGTGGTATGTGTATGGAAGTAGATCGTACCCTTTTATTTGTGGCAAAGGATCTACGGCAGTTGTTGTAGAGGATTGTGCGTCAGCTTGTGCAGTAGGAATAGATGAGAACTATTCAGGAGTTGCACTTATGGGTACCAGTTTACCAACAGAGTATATAGATATACTTCAAGACAAGTTTGATAATATCATAGTAGCTCTTGATAGAGATGCAACATCAAAGGCATTTGACATTGCCAAAGAATTAGGGTATAGATCTAAGAGTAAGGTGGTCATTTTAGAAGATGACTTAAAATATTTTGAACCCCAAAAGATAAGAGAGATGTTATGCAAGAACGACAGCTAATTAAATTACTACTCAAAAAAAATTTTTATGAAAAGAATAAAGGTAAAGTATCTAAGACTACATTTAGTAATGGATTAGGAAACTTTTTTTCTACAATAGAAAGAGCACATCATGATTATGAAGATGATCTAACTATAGATGATCTTATAAATTTACATACAGAAAAGTATAATCCTGCACTTACAAGGGCAGCTAAATTAAACTTTGAAACTTTAGTACAAGAGATAAAGAAAGAGCAAGAGCCTAACGCAGCAGTTGCTTCAGATATTATTGAAGCTGTACATAAAAGAAACTTAGCACACAAAGTTGCAGTTATAGCTACAGATATATTTAACGGACAAGACAAATCTTTTAATGAAATCAAACAGTTATTAGATGGCACAGAAGAAGAAGCAGATGAGCACCAATCAGTTACGGAAGATATACCAGAACTTATAGACTCATTAGATATACAAACTAAATTTCAATTTAACCTACCAAGTTTACAAGAACAAGTTCCAGGTATTGGACCTGGCAATTTAGTTATTGTGTTTGCAAGGCCAGAGTCAGGTAAGACTGCATTCTGGGTTAATCTTGTTGGTGGGCTACAAGGTTTTGCATCGCAAGGTGCGAAAGTCTGTGCATTAATAAATGAAGAACCTGCAGTCCGTACTCAGATGAGAGTCATCAATGCACATACAGGCATGACAAAAGATGAGATAATAGATAATATGGATTTAGCAAAAGAAAAATGGAAGGAGATAAAAGATAATGTTAAACTTTTGGACACTGTTGATTGGACTATTGATGATGTCGATAGTTTTTGTAAGCATCACAAGCCCGATATACTTGTCATTGATCAGCTAGATAAAGTTAATATGTCTGGTAATTTTACTAGAACGGATGAGAAACTTAGAGCTGTATACACAGGGGCAAGAGAGATAGCTAAACGACACGAGTGTTGTGTGGTAGCAATATCACAAGCATCAGCAGATGCACATGGTAAGACCAGAATATCCTTTGATATGATGGAGAACTCAAAGACAGGTAAAGCTGCAGAGGCAGATTTAATTATAGGTATAGGTAAGCATGGTACTTTAGATTCCTTGGATACTACTAGGGTTATGTGCATAAGTAAGAATAAGATATCTGGATATCATGGAGAGATTACTTGTAACATTGAGCCACAACTATCAAGGTATAGAGTATGATCACAGTATTAGATGTAGAAACTAGCTTTCAAATTAAAGATGGTGGCAAGGTAGATCCTTTACCGTTCAATCCAAATAACTGTTTGGTTAGTATCGGTGTTAATGACGAGTACTATTTTTTTAATCACAATCATAATAGCTTTGACATACAGGCTAATCATAAGGCAGTTCAAGATATTCTTGATAGGACTAAACTGTTAGTTGGTCACAATATTAAGTTTGATTTAGTATGGCTACTTGAATCTGGATTTAAGTATGATGGTAGATTGTATGATACAATGATAGGTGAGTATGTATTACTACGGGGATTGCGTAAGCCACTATCTCTAAAAGAGATATGTAAACGTAGAAGTATAGCACAAAAATCTGATGCTGTAGATCAGTACATGAAAGACAAAATATCATTTGAAGATATACCTGTGGATATCATAGAGGAATATGGAAGACAGGATGTAGTATCCACTAGAGCTCTGTTTGATTCTCAGATGTCAGATTTTAAAAAAGAAAATAATAGATGCCTTCTTAAATCTGTAAAGATGATGGGAGAGTTTTTACCTGTGCTTGCAGACATGGAGATGAACGGTATAAATATTGACCTAGAATCCCTTGATTCTGTGGAGCAACAGTTTAAAGAAGAGTTTGGACTACTTGCACAGCAGATAAAGAAAATAATATGGGAGAAGATGGGGGATACACCAATCAATCCGTCAAGCACCGAGCAACTATCGTGGCTAATATACTCAAGAAAAGTTGTTGATAAAAAGAGATGGGCTAATGACTTTAACATAGGCATAGATAAATTTACCAAGAGAAAAAAGAAACGACCAACATTATCAAAGTCAAAGTTTAAAGATATGATAATGGCTAATACAGAAGTTATAAAAAAAACTACAGCGTCTCAGTGCAGTAGGTGTTCTGGTCAAGGCCTTATAAGAAGATACAAAGTTAATGGAGACCCTTACAAAAACTTAAGTAAGTGTGACGTATGTGATGGTGGTACTCTTTACTTAAAACTTAGCAGAACTGCAGGCTTTAATCAGTTTCCTATTGGTGTATCCGAAGTTGCAGAGGGTGGATTTAAAACAGATAGGGATACATTGAGACGATTGTCAATGAGAGCACAAGGAGATCTTAAAGAGTTTGTTGATCTTATCATAAGATATAATGCAATTGATACATATCTAAATACATTTGTAAATGGTATGAGAGATCATGTAAATGCAGATAATATACTTCATCCTAAGTTTATGCAATGTGTTACAGCAACAGCAAGGCTATCCAGCAGAGATCCTAACTTCCAGAATCAACCCCGGGGAAATACTTTTCCAATAAGAAAAGTTATATCATCCAGGTTTAAGGGTGGAAAGATTATGGAAATAGACTTCTCGCAGCTAGAGTTTAGAACTGCTGTGTTCCTAGCACAAGACAAGCAAGGCATGAAAGATATTGATGATGGTGTTGATGTTCACCAGTTTACCGCTGACACCATAGGAGTTTCACGGCAAGAGGCAAAGGCACATACCTTTAAACCTTTATATGGTGGCATGTCAGGAACAGAAGATGAGAAGAGATACTACAAAGCATTTCTTGAGAAGTACAAAGATATAGCTAACTGGCATGAGAATTTACAGAGTAATGCTATACAATATAAAAAGATTAAGATACCATCAGGCCGTGAGTATTCTTTTCCTTATGCACAAAGGCAAGCCTGGGGTGGATCTAGTTATTCTACACAGATTAAGAACTATCCTGTACAGGGTTTTGCTACAGCAGACATAGTTCCTATAGCATGCATTAACGCATATAAAATGATGAAAGAAAATAAAGTAAAGAGCTTACTAATAAATACTGTACATGACTCCATAGTAGTTGACGCACATCCAGATGAGTTTAAACTTATGACTTCTATTCTAGACAAGGCCACTGCTGGAGTTACAGATTATCTCTATGATGTGTACAATATAGAGTTTAATGTGCCACTTGACACTGAGTTAAAAATGGGAGATAATTGGTTAGATATGGACGAAGTAAATTTAAAAAAAGAAAGGATAGTCTTATGAAAAAATTTGAACGTTTTGCATTTAGTTTATTTGATTTGCTAGCATTTGTGGTAATATTTGTTTTAGTTATTATTAATATAATTGCTTGACATTTTTTATAAAATATGGTAGTAAGGAGTATTATGTCAAAAATCTTAAAAGCATTAACTGATCGCTATACTGCACAAATATCAGAAGCAAAAGCAGTACTAGAAATCTATGTAAATAAATCTGTTGGTATCGGAGAACATCCCCAGCATATTGACGAGGTAGATAAATTAGTACAGAAGATAGCAGCTGCTAAAGAAAACCTTATGGTGATCGATGAAATACAAGATATATAAATCAACAAAAAGGAGGACAATGTGATGTCTAACAATGAAGTGGCTAACATAGATGGTCTATCGCAAGATCAGATTATGTCTATGATTGGCCAAGAGAAATCTTCTACTGGCAACTTCTTACCGAAGTTAGCCATAAATAGATTTCCAGAAAACGATGATGGTGCGGAAGTGCCAGTAGGATCATACGGTGTGTATGTTCCTGAACTAGATAGTTACGCTTATGGAAAGCCAGTAACTTTTAGACCATTCATGAATGCATATCAGTATATGAAGTACGATGCAGACAAGAATGAATACAGCAACAGAAGTATAATCTTTAAGTCTTGGAAAGATGAGGCTATAGATATACAAGGTGGCGTGAGATGTGGTAAGATACCAGCAAAAGAACTTGCTAATATTTCTGATGAAGAAAGAATGAAACAGAAAGCGATAAAGTGTTATCGTTTAGTTTATGGTTTAGTTTCTTTTAAAGGTGCATTGCCAGGAGGAGACAAAACAGAGGTAAAAGATTTACCTGTGTTGTGGAAAGTAACAGGCAGTAACTTTAAACCTGTTGGAGAGGCTATAGAAAGTCTTAGACGCAGAGGTAAAGTAATGTTTAATCACACACTTGAACTTAAAACTATGAAAAAGAAAGCAGGTAGTAATGTATTCTATGTCTCTAATATATCAGTCAATCCAGAAGAGGTTACGTTCACTGATAAAGAAAAAGAAATTCTCTTATCTTTTCAAGATGTTATCAATACTGAGAACGAAGAAATAGTAGAGCTCTGGCGTGCTGCTAAGAAGGCATCTCCTAGTACAGCGGATGCAAAAATCATAGAAGTAGCAGACGATCTAGAAGGTGATCCAGCGGAGATACTTGCTTCGTGAGTTCAGACATCCTAGAAAAAGTTAGGGTGTTTCTTGAGGCCGCATCGAAAGATGCGGTTGAGGTATCCGATGATTTGATTGACCAGTTTGGTAAGGCTTGTGCTGATTCATTCCGCAAGCAATTTACTGACCAAAGAAAAAAAGAGTTTGGTCTTAGGGCATCAAACATCGGAAGACCTTTATGTCAACTGCAAATGGAAAAGAAAGGTGTTAAAGGAGAGTCACAGCCATATAATTTTAAGATGAGAAACTTTTTTGGTGACTTAGTAGAGCAAGCTGCTATGATAATTATGAAAGCATCTGGAGTAGAGATACAATCAGAGCAGACAAAGACAGAGTATAAACTTGATGGCACAAGTGTAAATGGCACACTTGATGTAGAGATTGAGGATAAAGTATGGGATATTAAAAGTGCATCTCCCTGGTCATTCACTAATAAGTTTGGAGAGAATGGCGGGTTCCATGCAGTAGCAGATGATGATCTGTTTGGATACCTAGCACAGGGTTATATGTATGCAGAGGCTAGGCAAAAACCATTTGGTGGGTGGATAGTGATTAATAAATCTACAGGAGAGTGGGTGTTAACAGAGGCACCAATGGCTGATGATGAGTATAAAGAAAAAGCAATCAGTGATATTGACAATAATATAAGAGCTATAACTTTAGACAAAGAATTTAAAAGATGTTTCAAAGATGAAGATGAGTACTTTAGAAAACAGAAGACAGGCAATAAAGTTCTAGGTACGGCATGTAGTTTCTGCCCTTACAAGTTTCCTTGTTGGGGAGAAAACTTGCAGATGCTGCCACAACAGCAATCGCAAGCTAAAAACCCTAAATGGGTTTGGTATACTAAGGTTAGTAATCCTAGGGTAGAGGACTATGACTCCTAGTATACGCAGTAGAAAAGCCAAGGGGCGAAGGCTTCAAAACTGGGTTAGGGACGCACTACTTGGTGCGTTCCCTAGCTTAAAGGTAGACGCAGATGTATGGTGTGCTATCATGGGAGAGTCTGGTATAGATATCAAGCTCTCTGAAAAAGCCCAAAAGTTATTCCCATTCTCTATTGAATGTAAGAATAAGGAAACTTGGAAAGGATTGTATGATGCTTATGACCAATCAATTTCAAATTCTAAACTAGAACCTGCTGTAGTTTTAAAAATGAATGGCAGGAAACCCCTTATAGTACTTGACTGTATGTCATTTATAGGTATTATAAAAGAAACAAACAAAGGAGAATAGAATGGTAACATTTCCAAAAGATATAACTGACGAAGAGATAGAACTTATGTCAGAAAAAATACAAGAAGAGCAACAGCAAGCTATTGATGAGCTTAGATTCAAAAGAAAAAAACTTAAAGAGACTGGGGTTCCAGATGATGATGATAGTATCGTTGGCATTGATGAACTTATGCATAACATATAATGGATAAAGATAACTTAAAAGGTTTTGATTTTCTAAATACAGTTTCTGTAGTTATAAGCCCTCATGAAAATGGCTTTGTCTGTGGCATTGTGGATCCTAAAGATCCAGCCGATAATGACATATGTTCTATAATAGGAAAAGGACTTATTAGATATGTTACGGAACATCCAGAAATTATTTATCAAGAGGGGCTTCTTGAAATGGCAGAAAAAGAAAGCAAAGATAGAAGAGAATATAATAACCTTGATGATGATGATAATGTTGTAGACATACTTAATTTTTTAAACAAAAAGGATTTACATTAATGACAACACATTTAGTAATAGGAGACCCCCATTGTACACCACATGCTAGTAATGAAAGATTTACCTGGGCAGGTAGAATGGCTAAAGATTTAAAAGTAGATAAAGTAATTTGTATGGGAGACTTTGCAAGTATGGACTCTATGTCTAGCTACGATAGAAAGAAAAAGTCATTTGAAGGTAGGCGATATAAAAAAGATATAGAGCATACGCATGATGCACTACAAAAGTTTAATGATGGTATAGGTAAGCATGATGCAGAGATGCATATGTTATTGGGTAATCATGAAGATCGTATACTTCGTATGGTAGAAGATAACCCAGAGCTTGAAGGCCACATGACTATAGAAGATCTAAAGTATCCAGAGTATGGGTGGCATACATATGATTATAGATATCCTGCTGTAATTGATGGAGTATACTACTCACATAATTTTCCTAGTGGTGTTATGGGTACAGCTATCTCTGGAGAGAACATGGCTAGAGCTCTAGTAAATAAAAACAAAGTATCATCTACTGTTGGGCATTCTCATCTGTTGGACTATGCCATTGCATCTAAGCCATCTGGTAAAAAGATAATGGGATTATCTGCAGGTTGTTACTTAACTCATAGAGAAGCATACGCATATAATACACAGAGGCTATGGTGGAGTGGACTTATAGTTAAACGTAATGTAAAAGGTGGAGAGTATGATATTGAAACTGTAAATATTCAGGAGGTAAAGAAAAGATATGGCAGATGATGTAAATTTTCCAGAGCACTATAGGCAATCCAATACTGAAACTATTGAGTTAATTAGAGAGTCAATGACCACTGAAGAGTTTCATGGATATTTAAAAGGTGCATGTATGAAATACATGGCCAGGTATAAGTATAAACGACAGCCTGTGCAGGATCTAGAGAAAGCACAGTGGTACTTAAATAGGTTAATAGTTGAAGTGTTACATGTAGAGACAGAAAGGGAAGCAGAGTAATGATTAAACCAGACCATAAGCATTTATTAGTTAATGCTATAATAAATAAATTTCCCAATGAGAATGAGGAAGATGTTGTTGAAAATTTTATGACAAGTTTAGTTGAGGATGTAGACATGAAGGTAGCCAAAGGTCCCATATCATCTTGGGTAAGCGACTTAGGAAATGTAGGTTGGACATCTGCTATACTATTAAAGACAAGCCATGCGTCTATGCACATATGGAACGAGTGGGGTATACTTCAAGCAGACCTATACTCATGTAAAGAGTTTGATAAATCTTTAGTCATTAATAAAATTAAGAATACTTTTGATGCAACTAAGATAAAGTATAGATTACTAGATAGAAATGGAGGTATAAACGATGAAGAGGGACTAAAAATACAGGAATGGTGATTAAACGGCCATATCTTAACACACAGCAGAAAGTGGGTCAGTCTGGGGTGTTAGTATTAGAAGACCTAAATGTTTGTATATTTGAGGATATATGAAAGAAAAATTTAAAAAAACAGGAGATAAAATGTCAGAGAAACAGCAAGAGCAACAGTTAGTTGACAAACATTACATCATATCTGGATCGCAGGTTCAGAGCATACTTCGCTACCTATTTACAAGACCATATGGAGAAGTAGTACAAGGTATTGAAGTGCTATCACGAGGATTAAGAGAGCTTGATCCAAATGTAGGTGCAGATTTTGTAGCGAAACCTACAGATGATGCAAAAAAATAATTCACAACTTTTTAGAATGGATGTTAATCTGACTGACTCTAGTCAGATAGCAATAAGCCTGGACTACATTTCGCCAGATAAGATAAAAGAAAGCCTAGAAGATATAGACGAAATTTTTTATGCTAACTTATTGGCAAGTGTAGTTAGGCATTGTATTGAGAATACAATGAAACTAAATGGTGACATAAAGCAGATTATAGAAAGGATATAATGAATAACGTGGCAAGAGCAGAGATCCCAATGAGAATGAGAAGCATTACTGTAAGAATGAGAATTGATGATAGGAGGGTATTAGCAATAGTAGACTATACAATGTCACCAACAGGTGTAAGCCCAATGGCTGTATGGATTAAGGTAAGACCCACCGAGTCTACTTTGGATAGAGAGCTTAGAGCTTCAGGTAAGATGATGTCTTTACTATTACAATATGGATGTAGTTTTAAAGAGATAGCAGAAACTCTAACTAAAGATTCTATAGTTGGAGCTGCCGTTACTTATCTTCATAAAAATCTTGAGAGTATATTAGGTGGGCAACAAGGGGATAAGGTTCCTAATTTAAATACGGATCCGTACAAAATTAAGGATGTGGGTTAGTTACTTTCGTATTATATGGTATATAAACTTAATGCTCTTTTTAAGAGACTTCTTAATCAAAAACTTTCCAATACGGACAGGAATAAGGATAGGAGCAGCCAGAATATCAAAGCAAAGAATACCAATATCCACTCCCGTATCAATCGTATTGTCTGCATTAACTTGTTTCCTTACCCATTTTTTCATATTACGCTTCTGGTAAAATTTTAGGGCCAAATTCTTCAACTAAATCCTGTCTTCTTTTATCAGCATCATCATACGGATCTCGATCCATATATCTTCTTTTAGCATCTTCAAAATCTTCATCGTCATATTGTAAACTTTGCATATCAAAAAAGGCTCTGTATCTATTATAAAGTTCTTCTGATTCTTTTTCTATTTCTTCTTTAGTTGGAATATAGTCTTGTCCTTTTTTTTGTTTAATAGAATATTCTGGCATCACATCTGCATAAGTATCAAAGAAGTAATCTATATCTATACCATAAGGTGATTCTGAATCTGTTAATTTACTAGGATCAAATGGTTCTTTGCTTAAATCTTCTGTTGGTCTATGTACTATAGACTCAGTCTTAGGTTCTGGTGCACCTCCAACTGGTGGCCGCTCACCTTTTGGAAGTAAAAAGCCAAGCAGAGATTCAAGCCCAGAAGGTTTGTCTGGAGTTGCTGGACTTCTAAAAAGAAATCCTGCTGGTTCTGCCTTACCTATCTCTACATTTTCTACACCCTTTTCTGCTTTTCTTATTGGCTTCTCTACTAAAGATGCCTTTGCCATACCATCAAAAAAGAAGTCATTAAAATTTTTATTTCTACCAGTTAATGGTTTAGGCTTATCCGAACCTGCAGGTGTAAAGACTCTCTTGTACTCATTCATCATAGTTTTTTCATCTCCAGCAAATAGTGCTGCTGTAAACTTAGGAAATTTTTTAAGCCCTCCTAAATTAAATTGAAAATCTAAAAGCATTTGTTTACGTCTATCATCAAGATTTATAAAGTCTTCACCAAAAGTTTTAGAAAGTTGTGAGTATGCTTTTCCTAAATCTTTTTTTAATATATCGTCAGCTTGTTCTACTGTTAAAGTGTCTAGATTATAGCCATAAACACTATTAGCTTTTATCTCTTTATCTGTAAGTTTATGCCCATAGCCTATAGTGTCAGTCCCACCTTCAGCAGACTTATGTCTTAACTTAGATTTATTACCACGGTATAGCTTATTGTTTTCTACAATTTTCATGTAGTTTAAAAACTTCTCATCTTCTTCAGCCCGTGCTATAGGAATAAATTCTTCTTGATTTCTAAAATTTTTACTGCCACCTCTAAAGTTTTTTTCTTTTTCTTTTTTTTCAAACATTGGCTTACTTAACTCTGGAGCAACTTCTTTTGTAGTTATCATTTCATCATCATAACCTCGGTATTGCATAAGGCCACTTGTAGTTTTAGCGTCTAGTATACTAACCTTTCCCTCTCCAGTTGGAACTATAAGTTCCGCACCTTTTTCTCCAACAAGTATTGGTCCGCTTACTTCCTTATCCTTAACACCTTTAGCTGCGTATTCCACAGGTCTCATTACTAAACCTTCACCTTGGGGCACTTCTTTTTCTGTACGATCTCCAGTTTGTTTTTCTTGTGTTAACTCTTCAGATGATCTAACTGTTTCGTTAGTTTCTGCTACCATAGATCTTGATTGTTTCTGTGCATTTTGCATCATGTTAAATACTTGATTCTTATCTACCACATAGTCAGGCTGTGGTGTTTGCGATAAACTTTTTTGCGTTTCAATATTTGGAGACGCATCTAAAATATTTGTAGAAGGTGTCATAATACTACTGCCAACAGGACTTAACCGAGCCAAGCTCTTGTCTAAATCTCTTTGGCTAAATATTTTTTTAGGTGCTAGTGTATCTACCATAGTTTTTCATTCCTCTATAATCTTTACAATTCTTAATCTTCCCATATCATTCTCTAGTTCTGCTTTGATCTCCTTACACTGAATGTAAATTCCCTCTTGGTCTTCTCCTATTTGTCTAGATACAATACGTTTCTGCTGAAGACAGTCACTCATGCCTGCAGTAGGCACATACTCTAAGACTTTATTGCCGTCTTTTATCATCATCATTGCAAATACTATTTCAATCATTAATGGGTTCCATTTTTTTCTTCTAAGTTAATAATTCTTTCTTCATGAAATTGGATAGTCATATCATTTTTTTGAATCATTGGTATTTCTTTTTCCATCTGCTCTTTAAGTTTATCTTGATTGCTAGATAAAAATTCAACTAACATAAATAGTTCTTGAATTTGTGGGGATACCATATCACCTTTAGGCACACCATCAATAAACTCATTGGCAGCTTCTATGTCTTTACTAATTAATTGAAGTTCAGTTTCTATAATATTAAGTCGCTCAATGACTCCAAACCCGAACCAAGCACCCACAAGAATACTACCAATAATAGTGATAAGATTACGAGCTGGCATTGAGATAGCGGTGTTTTCATTTATATCTAATCTTTTCATACTTCATCTAATTCTACAAATTTACCTTCGCAAAAATATTCAAATGATTGCATTGACATTCCATCTACGTTTCTAAATTTTAATAGTAGACTGTCTACCAATGTAACTTTATTATCAAATAAATATTGCTGACAAGCATCCTTAGAAATAAAATGCATATCTTGAAGATGAGTGTTTCTGGTTTGTTCTCCTCCATACCACATCATTACTGTTAATATCCAAATCATTTTTTAACTAATGATCCACCAAAGTATAGGCCTATAATAGCTGACACTAAATTAGTATCTAGCGGTGTAATGACTATACCCCTATGAGCCATAGGCACCCACTGCATAACATCTTTACCTTCAAAGAATAAAAACCCAGGTTTAAATTCTATATAGCCAACAATTACCTGTGCCTGTGGGTCTATTAAAGGTAGTATCTTAGGCAGAACAATAATAGCAAAGATAGCAGTTAGTGCTATAATTCTTCTTGTCCATTGGAATCCTACGTTCTCATATTCTCTTGCTTCTTTAAATGCTTCAGTCTGTACTTCAGCCCTTTGTATAAGCATCTTTTGTTCAGCTTGTTTAGCTTTAATGGACTGACTCCATATAGACATCACTCCTCCTAGGACTGTAGATCCTAGCATAGTAATCATTTCAAATGGCATTGCTTTCTCCTCTATTTTGAACCTGGCGGGTATGCCAGTATAATATTATTGTTGTGTAAAACTGATCTTATAAAATCATCTCGTGTCATATTGTGCCTATCACCATATGCTTTTAATCTACCTAGAACTGTATTACTCATAGTCTCCATTCTATTAGTAACTTTCTCTATAAACTGGTCTTGAGTATATCCTAAATCCATAGCACTATCTGTGTAGAACATTATATTATCATATAAACCATCATAGCCATCGGATGCAGCTGCAGTAACTAGAGCATTAATTTTATCTTTTTGGTTCATGCTTATCTTTGTACTTTGCCATATACTTTTTAATATAATGGACTCCTCAAATGTACGACCACCTAAATACCTAGCCCAAAAACCTCCAATGTCTCTTTCAATTTGCCCTCTCATATTTTTATATGGATTGGTAACAACATATTTTCCTTCTTTAAACTGAAAATACATGCCTCTTTCATCTGTAACATCTCTTGGAACTTTTGATTCTTTTTCAAATCCTGGTATCACAGAGAACATAGCCTCTCCTGATACTCCAGAAAATCTTCTTTCAACATCCGCTAGTAATACAGTTGGCATTGATGACTTTAAAAATTTGTACATATCAACATCACTGTATGTTCCTGTAGCAGCTTTCATTACTACGTTAAATGCATTACCTATAACACCTTCATTTGTTTTTGATGTCATACCAAACAAAGCATCTAATGTTGGTAAACTAAATATATCTCCAGGGCCAAGGCCTGGTGCAGCTAGTGTGGATGATACGTCAACACCTAATATTCCAGACGGTAGTCCAAACTTTTGCTCTGGTGCTATGTCTAATTTTAATACTGTTTCAGTATACTCTGGTATTCTATACTGACTAGGGTTATCTACTTTAGCAGCTTTCAATCCAAACTGAACACCATCATTCATTTTTCTTAGTAAGTAATCTACTTGGTTTACTGCCATAATACCAAATAATCCTGCCGTCATAACCATACTTGTGGCATGCATTAGTAAAGGACTAGCAGCTTCAAATGATTTAGGATTTTTTGCCCATGTTCTAGCGTACTGTGCAACTTGACCATAATAGTTATGTTGAAATGTTTTAAATAAGCCAAACAAAGATCCAATAGTTCCTAATCCTTGGTGGGTATACATCATAGGTCTGTTAGTAAAATTATACTCAACCATCATATTATCTGTCATCCACTTTGCAGTATTAAACATATTCTGTTTACCATTAGTTACATCATACTTGCCACTTTTTAAGAAAGAATAGTTCATGGCTAGTGCTGTTAATCTACTATGCCTCTCTGCTATCTCTGATAATCTTTTACCAGTTGCACGCTCAAACATTTTATTAACCATAGACTCAGTAACAGTTACTATTCTTTCACCTGTTCGTGTATCTAAGCCAAACTCTTTTAAAAACTTTGTGTCAATAGTGCCAGTTCTTAATGCATCTACTACTAATTCTCTAAACTCTTTTGTAGGTTTAAATGGAAGATATGATCCCTCAACTACAGCCTTACCTACGTCTCCTTTAATTCCATATTCCACTTTCATAAATTGAAGTCGTTGCATGCCCATTTGATATGGCTGAACTATCTGAGAGTATAAGAATCTTGGGTTAAAAAATAGTAATGCCTTATGTAATGTAAAGGAGTTAGCTACCTGTATTGCTTTTTGAAAAGTATTAGGACTTGAAAACTTTTTAAATATAGCAGAGTCTGCTATAGTTTCAATAAGTTTGTCCCCCTTTTTAGCAATAAAACTGGCATCTCTACCAAAAGCATTATCTACATATTTTTTAGCAAACGTAACCTGTTGTGGTATTAGGTCATTAAATGCACTTCTTCCAGATACTACAGGATCTACTTGTGCTCTAAATCTTATAGCTTCTGCTGATCTAACTGCACCATCAACATAACCTATGTATGCTTCTGTAAATTCTTCTATTAATCTACGGCCTTCTTTACCTGTACCTGCGTATCCACCAACATCTTTTCTTGCTACTTTTCTTGCACCAAACCCTCTTGTAGCATTATAATCTTTTTGAGATTGTTTTAGTAATGTTGCAATCTCTGGATTTTTTTTGTCCCACAATCTAATAGACTCATCAAAAGATAAATTCATATTTTCTCTTTTACCACCAACAGCTAAATCAGATTTTAACTCATAGTTAACTTCATAATTTTTGTATTCAGGATTCTTTTTTATAAAAGTATTAAATACACCATACACTTCTTTTTCTGTTTTACCAGCTATAGCATGCACAACGTTGCCATCTTTACCTGGTTCTTTAATATATAACCTATGTCTGCCTATCCAAGTTCTAGGAAAGTAGTTAGGACGTTCTGGTATAATAGTAGCCCCAACTTCAGGGTTTTGTTCTACAGCTTTATTGTGATATATTCTAGCTTCTGCAAGACCTTTATCTAAATTTTTTATAATTCCTACTTCGTTTGCAGAAAGTTTATATAAACGTTTCATTTCTTTATAATCCATTTGATATTTAAATGAGCCATCGTCTCTCTTAGAAAGTAATTCTTGTTCTATCTTTTCTTTACTTGCCTTTTTACCAACTGCTTTTTTTGCTAAACTTTGCATTAGAACTTCACGTTCTACCATTGCATTAATTATTTTAGTAGCAGACTCAATACCTTTTTCTTTACCTCTTTCTTTTAGTAACTGTTCAAACTGAGTCCAAGCACCGTCTTTACTTTTGAATGTTTGTATTTTACCAATGATATTTCCAAAGTTATATAGTACACCACCTTGAAATATTCCAGGATTTTCTTCAATAAACTTCATTTTATCTGGCTTATAAGATGGATCTATTAGTCTTCTATATAGAATATCATCTTTACCTGCCTCAATAGCACGTTGTGTATTTTTAACACCAGTTGTTACAAATCTTAAAAATGCATTTTTAGATGGATCTCCTGCAAGTTTAGCAGGCAATCCAAATGTTTCTACAAAACTTAATATCTTACCAGTAGTTCCTTTAACATTACCAGTAAGATCTACTTCAACAGGCTTGCCATCTTTGTCTAATTTAAACCCTGTTCTTTCTGCATTTAGTAAAGTATCTTCTAATTGTCTATAGTGTTTTATTGGTGATTCACCTGGATCAGGCCTTAGATTAATACTAGCAACTGCAAGTCTGGCTATATGTTTTTGTACTTTATCTATAGATTTTTTATATATTGTAAGTCTTTTAGTTAATTGTGATTCTTTTTTAGTTTTTAACTCTAATGCTTTTGGTAAAAGCCCTTTAGCCCAAGCATCTCCTTTTTTTCTAGACTTAGCAATCTTTTGTATTTGACTTAATTTAATCTCTACCTTTGCACCATCTCCTAAAAACTTTAACCCATGAGTTTTTGCAAGATCTCTAGCTATACTTACATTTTCTGCAGCTACTCTACTGTTACTACTTCTAGCTTCTAATGATAAATTAAGATCTTCAAATGATGTTTTAGGTTTTTTTACTTCTGGTGTTTTTCTAATTGGTACAATATTTTTAGTTCTAGCATTGATATGAAATGTCATATCTAAATATTTGCCATCAAGTATAACTTGATCTCTAGGTATAGTTACCCTTTCTGTAGTTTCTTTTTCACCTTTTGAAACATCAAGATTTTCTTTCTTTGTTTCTGGTTTTACTCTCTTAAACGGTATTAAATTTCTACCTTCTTCTATAGCACGTTTAGTTGCTTTACTTGGTATAAGTAATTCAACATTGCCAGTATCTGGCATTACTTTATCACGCTTATCTCTTTTAGTTAATTCTTTTTTAGATAGCTCAGTAAATTCAAATGGTATTGGCTCAGTCTCTCTATGGTATCCTTTTCCATTACCTTTTATAAAAGTAAATAAAGTTTCAGAATGTGCTGTTAATCTTCCAGCATCATTTCTTAGTGAGGCATAAGCAGGCGTTAATGTTAGAGTCTCTTTAGGAGGAGCAGTAAATGCACCTTCACCTGGCCTTTTTAATCCTATCATAGGGCCAGCAAATCCTAATCCTGCAAGTGTAATAGCACCAGATATAACTTCTGTTGCACCACCACCATGCATCTTAGCAGAAGCTGCACCAATAGCACCTAATGCTACAGATCGTGTTGCCCAACCAGGTAGCATACCTACACTACCAAATGCAGCACCTTCAATAGTTCCTAATGCTGTATTAGTAAATACTTTTTCCCAAGGCTGTTCGTATGATCCTAAAAATCCTACAGTACCAAATGCAAGTGCAGATCCACCAACAACTGCACCAGGAATTCCAACTGCAGCTAAACCAGCTATGGCACCAGCTGTATAGGCACCATACTCAGCTATCATTATAGGAGCACCAGCAAATCCTGCAACAACTTGTTCTGCTATTGTATCAGGTACAAAGTCTTGACCTAGGTTAAACATATGTTGAGGGCCAAGAGTTTCTGCTGTGTCTCTTAGATAATCTTCTGCACTGTCTATTCCTGCCAATGTGTGAAATGCAAAACTCTTTAATGAGTTTTCATCTAACGATTTCTTAAACTTTTCTTTCTCAAGTATCTTTTGTTTTAAAACTTCTCTTTCTGCATATGTACCTTGATTAGTATCTATAGCAATATTCTCACCATTAACATAATCAAACTTCCATTGATCAGGATTAGCACCTAGTTTTTCTAGTGTGTAATCTGCAAGAGCATCTGTCCATCCAGGTATACCACTAATATTATATACTGCACCTGACAGTGCACTTGAGAATCCATACTTTGCAGCTTTACCTAATTCTGTAGTTTTAGGCTCTTCAACAAATGGTATATAGTCTAAGTTTAATTTTTCTTGTATAGTACCAGCATCATCACTCCAGTAGTTAACCTTTTCTGGCACACCAAACTGATATCCCGGGACATTATATAATATTCTGTTATCACGTTCCTCAAGAGGTACCTCAGTGATACTCTTAATTTTACCATATTCAGCCATATACTACTCTGTATCTTTAGCTCGTGCTAAGAATTTTTTTATTTTAGGTAGTTGTCGTTTAAAGTCTACTATATTTTTATTGTAGAATCTTAAGTCTTCTCCATACTGCCCCTCGAAATTTTGCTCATCCTCTGGATAATTTTCTTTTTTTGGCACATTAAATGAATTAACAAATGACTCCCAAGCTCCCATATTTTCTGAAGCCCAAGATAATAACTCTGGGTTTGGCTCTTCTGTGTTTCTAACGTTAAGTTTAGAAGGAGGTAAGAACTCTTCATAATTATCTATATTTATAGAAGTAGGTATTACATCAGGATCTTCTGCTTTCTTTTTATTGTACACTTCAAATTCTTCTTGTGACATGTTTAAGAATGGCTGAATAGCTTCCATGCCACCAGATGAGTTTACTATTTCCTGTTTAAGCAGGTCACGATTATTTGGACTCATGCCAGAGAATACTCCAGAATCTCCTCCAACTAATTGCTTACTGCCATCAGGAGAATAGATACCAAATAAATCTCTAGCATCTACAATATTAATTGTTTCATAAATATCTTTTGGATTTACAATTTGTAATCCCCCATCAGGTAATACTTGTGGATTAATAGATCCTGTTATTTGCTTTTCTGTAAAAGGTGCTTCTGCGTTATCTCTAACATCTACAAGAACTTTTACATTTAATCTAGGATCATCTCCAGGATTTTTAAATTGGCCAAATAAATCATAGTAACCTTGATTTCTATATTCAGCAATTGCAGTTTCTCTGTATCTATATACAACATCGTCATATAGTTTTTTATTTGAGACTTGTGTTCCGTCAACATCTATAGAACCTTCAGGATCTTGATTGTATCTGTTAATAATTTGAGTATCAGGATTAAGAGGATCTCTTGCTAATTCAGCGATCGTATTAATTGTATAATCGGAAATTGCCCTTTCTAATGTGCTTAAAGAGTTCATAACACTGTTTTGAGATATACGTCCTTCAGCCCTTGCTATATCAATAGCTTCTCCAATAGTAGATACATTAGGAGATTGTAGCATCATAGTTTGTGCAGTTTGTAGCTGATAGCTAAATTTATATTTTTCTCTTAATAGATCTGCCTGTGCACCCATTCCTGGTACAGCGTTAAATGCTGCCATATCTAAATCTTGTTTAGTTAACCTTGGAACCCAGTTTACTGTCTGTGCCATTTTAGTTAAATTCATATTAGGCAGGTCGTCCATTGTAGCTTTATCTACAATATCATTTATGTTTGTTAAAAATTGTTCTTGGCTTACTCTTCCCTCTGTATATTGAGGTGAATCAAATGCACTTTTACTAACAACCCCAGGTTGCACAAAATCTTGTACAAATAATTTACTAGCATTCTCTCCAGTTAAATTAGCAAGACCTGTGTTAACTTGTTTATTATAGGTATCTCTTTGTTGTTTTATTATATCTCCTACAGTGGCACCTTGTCCATAAACTTCATATATACTTTTTATTTCTTTAGTATCTCCTGTTATATCTCCAGCTGGAGCAAACTGTTGATTTGCACCTTCTCCTGTTATATCACCAGATAAACCTGTAAGCATGTAACTGTCTATTAAATTTTTTGCCTTACTTATATCATCCATCTTAAATAAAGTACGATTTTTAAAATATAATAAAGCTAAATCATCTTCTTTGTCAGGCCCATATTGACCCTTTAATATTTCATAATTATTCTTCATAGTGTCAAAGAGATTATTTTTAATAGACTGCTGATCTCCTGTTTGCCTTCTAGCATCATTTACTGTATTAAGAACTAAAGTTGCTCCTGCTTGTTCTCCTTCAGCAATAAGATCTTCTTCAGTTTGCTTTTCTTTTTCTTGCCTTGCAAGTAAACTTCCAAGGGCACCTGTTGCAGCTGGCACTAGTAATCTTTTTAAATCAACCATTATTCATCCTCTTCTTGTGTTGGTCTTGACATTAAACTTTCAGTGGGTTCTTCTTCTTTTTCTTGTACTTCTTTTATTTTTCCAATATCTTTTTCTGTTCTTTCTGATAAAAATTTTATAAATTGTGCATCTGCCATTCCAACTTCAAAATCATTTTGTTCTGGATCTTCTGGTGTCATGCTTAATCTCATATTATCAATTTCTGCTATGGTACCAATTGTTAATACAGCTTCTGTAACTAATCTTGTTAGTAAAAGAGCAACATCAACTGTGTAGGCACCAGCTTGAAAGCCAGCAAAAACTATAGTTCTTGCAATACCCTCAACAGGTAAGCCAGCCTCAAGCATCATTATAATATTTTTTGTACTTTGATTGTTAAATATTTTATCCATGGTAGCATCAGCTGCCTCTTCAAATGAAGCATGCTGTGGTGGCTTTTCCCACGACCATTTACCAGGCTCGTCTGTTAAAGATTGTCCAGGAATGGGGCTATTGAATTCGTCATATTCTGGCTCCATATTATGCTCTCCTTGTAGTTGCTCTTGCTTCTGCTAGAGCTTTTTTAAAAATACCGTTATATTTATTATACACTACATCATATGTAGTTGTAACTCTTGATGCTGGTGCTTTTGTTTGAGCAGCTGCTGACATTTTTGCTGTTGCTACAGGCACTCTACCTCTTAATCTTTTAAGTCTTTGACTACTAAAATTATAATCATCATCTCGAGTCAAATAGTCATAACCATATTCAAGACCTTTCATCAAAAGATCATCACCTTCTCCCCCAAATAAATCTCCTACAAAATCAAAAGCCTTACCAAATAAATCCATATATATCTCCTATTATTTCTTTTTAGATTTTTCCCACATTCCTAAAGCAAAAGATCCAAGAAATTCTAATAGTCTATCTTCACTTTGCTTATCCATAATATCAAATGTTGTTGATCTTTCCATAGCGGCAACTGCTAAATTGTGAGATCTATTCCTATCATTTTCAGCAGTAGAGTTAGCCCATGATGCCTCATCTCTCCATTGTTGCCATAGAGCATTCATTGAGTAGTTTGATATATCTAAAGCTGCTTGTGCGTTAGCTTGATTAGCGGCATTAGTTGCTGCAGTATTTGCTGTATTTACTGCACGCCTCCATTCAACATTACTTTGATCTACTATTCTTTGATTCTCTACATTAAATCTTTGTCTCTGATCTTTTAATTGGGTATTAAAAATTTCTTTTTGTTGTGCCCTAGCGGCATTAGCTTCATTAACTGCAGTTGCATTATTTGCATTTAATGCGTTAGCTTTATTAATTTCTGTTGCGTTAAATTGTTGCATTGAATCAAATCTTTTTGCGTTTGATTCTTTTATTGATGCATTTAAATTTGAAAAAAATTGATCAGTTTGTTGTTGGTTAGTGGCATTAAATTGTTTAGAAGCATTAAGAGCAGCCTGATCTGATAATAAAAATTGTTGCTTTAATTGTGCATTTGTTAAAGCTGCCTGTTGCTTATTACTAAGATTTGCCATATCCAATTGAAAATAATTTTGAGCATTTGTTATCATTGCCTGCTGTCTATTATTTAAATTTTGGAATATCATATCCTTATAAGTAGCCGCATCAGCTGCTGCTATTTGTGTGGATGCTCTAAGAACACCTTCAGCTACTGCATCTGCTGCTATAGTACTAGCAGATAATCCTCTTTGTGCCATAGCTGCCATAGCCATTTTTTGAGCACCTCTAGCAAATGCAGGCAATGGTGTACCTGCAGCTAAAGCACTCTCAATATCTTGAGTAATGTCTTCTAACTGTCCTTGAACTGTTGCTTGTTTTGTAATTGATCCTGATGCCCCAACAGCTGGCTGAGTTAAAGCTGCCTGTTGTGCTGGAGTCATTTGTGGTGTAGCACTAGCACCTGTTGATGCTGTATAAGTTTGTGCTTTAGGTTGAGTAACGGTACCCACTGATTGAGTGGATCCTGCAGTTGGAGTAGCTTGAGCTACAACGTTTGCAGTTTGTGTAGTTGCTTGTGGTGCAGTAGCAGGAGCACCAGCAGTTTTCATTAATTCATCTTTGCCTACATTCTGTGCCTGTACTTTTACTTCAGCACCAGAAGGAAGCTGTGGGTTATTTACTTGACCGCCTACAACTTTCTGTATAGCTTGCGATTGTTGTGATACCTTTGTAGCCATTATCTTCTCTTTCCTTGTCCTCTATACTTTTTAAAACTTGCTTTCTTTTTTTTATTCATAGTACTTTTAATAGGGTTACGGCCTATTGAAGTTCCTTTTTGTATTCGTGTGTGTTCAGTATGGGACTTCCATTTTTTTGCCATACTACATTAAACTTCTAACTATAAGATAACACATCTGGGCAAAAACAGTTCCGCCTACTACCCATATAAATTTTGATAGTCTATCAATATCTTGAGACATGTGTTCAAGATGGTTATCTTTTATAGTGTCTATTTTTTGATGGATTAATTTCAAGTCACCTTCTATACGAATAATGGCTTCTTTGTTTTCTTGCTCAGTTGACATTATATTAACTTAGAGTGCTGACATCAAAACTATTGTCAACTGTTTCTACTGCTGGTGGGTTTAGGAATACGTTATGTTTTTTTGCAAACATATCATCCCAATGTGCCTCATCCATAAGTGTCAACAGTTCAGCTTTAGTATAATCACCTGGTTCTTTTGATGGTGCTTCTATCTTTTCAGATTTACTGAATGTATGAGAAAAGTCACCGTCAGTATATTTATACTCAACTGACCATTCTGTTACATTACCATCAGCATTTACTTTAGGTTTAGCTGATATCCATTGTTTAGTTACTGCCATATTATTCTCCTTTTATGGTTTTTAATTCTTGTTGTAGAGTTGTTACTTGAGCCGACAACTCTTGTACGGCTTTTATTAGTGGT